AAGTTGAGCATGAACACTACCGCTTATTTGTTGCATAGTTTGTCCAAATGAATCGGGATTGCTGTTTACAACACCGTTATTAGCGATATTTTGAATGTTCATATTCAACGCCTTCATAGCACTGTCTTCATATTGGCCGCGAACATATCGATTGATTGTATTTATCGTATTTATTCTGTCGTTATCAACAACTTTATTAAACGCATTAATCGAATCGGTCATTTTAAAACCATATTTTCTCATGATTTCATTTCGTTTAACAGATTCAATCTCACTATAATCAGTAGGGATATTTAATGCGTTTTCGCCTTTACGATTCATAAGGCCATTATCGGGGTCATACATAGCTTGGTTCATAGCTTCGGTATATTCATTAGTCGCATTTACTACGTCTACCAATTCTTTTTGTTTTTGAATCTGTAGCATAGTTGAGCCTAAATCGCCAATAGCTTTACCAAGACTTGATAATCCCTGTTGATTACCGCCATATGCCATTTCATTACCGGAAGCTTGTGTACTGCCTTGAATCGTATTCAGCTTTTGCGTCGGATCATAATTAGCAAATTTCATATCCTACTACCTCATTTTGTAATCACGCTTAACTGTTACCACAGGCCCCTTATCTGTATAACCAGTAGGGTCACCGCCATACGTAGTCTTCATTTTAGGCTTGGCATATTGTTGCTTTAACGCATACATAGATGATGCAGCACCAAGAATACTACCTACCATTGCCAAATTGCCTTGACGTCGTGCATTTTTAGCGGAAGCACGTGCGGCGTTAGCCTCATTCTGATAGTTCATGCCATTCAAATATTCGTTGTAAATAGCATTATTCTTGTTTTGTTCCCAGTTATAGACGTCTTTGTTATATTCATCATAACTGGACGCCATTAACTGTAATGGGGACCCTGCCATTTGCAATCCACTTGCCCCTGCTTCAGCGGCATTCGTTCCGGCTACAAGACGCATACGATTATCCATTTTGTCACGCTCTTGGAGTTGTTGCATGGCAATTTGCTCTTGCTTGCGGTCAGATATTCGCTTATTAGCTTCTGCCGCTTGCGCCTGTGCGTTATACATAGCAGATTGTGCTTTAGCTTGTTGATTTTGAGCAACCAATCCCATGCCAGTACTGACTGCGGTTAAGATTGCCGCTGCGGGTAAGCACATATGAAATCCTCCTTCTTGAGAGTAAATAATTCCAAATCACCAACCTTAACAGTTGGATGAATCACGGCCCCAATCGATTCGAGCCATCGTTTTGTTTTAATGTTTGTTGTATGAACGTAATTGAATAGCCATTCACGAGTTTCTAACCATTCAGCGATGACTTGATTGCTTAACTTGATAAAACGCATCTGCCAGCGCATATCGTTTTCTAATACTTTATTGCCAAGAAAATATATCCCATACATTCCGTTAACCGGTTCTTTTGCAATCCCATACACACAAATTGCCACATCATCATCTACGACGATATGGCTATCATAATCCGGCTTACAAATTTCGGAACAAAAATCTTTAAAAGGATATAAACGATTCACCTCTTGGACTTCTATGGCATCTATTGTCCTTAGGTTGACTTCTAGGTCATGAATTAATTTAACTCGCCGTGTAGGCTCAATTTCATCAATTTTATAATCCCGGCACATCCTTTAATCCTCCCCCAATTTCAACTATGCGAGTTATCGACAATAAATTAAATGGGAATGGATCACTATGCTTAATACATATCGATGTATCAGTTGAATAGTTCATACCCATTTTAGGTAAAATTACAGGCTTGTCGCCAGTAAATAGTTCATTCGGTGGTAATGTAATATCATCCATTTTGTCAAATGTACGACCAACTTTACCGCCAAATGACTTGTACACTCGCAATACTACTCTTGATACCGTAGCTACACGCCCTTGTAATGTTCCATCTTGCATTTGCATTTCTACAGATGGCACACGAATCTTAGAGGTAAACGGTAATCCGATTTTAATATTGCTACCACTGACGTTTAACTGTAATAAGCCATCATCTGGTACAACCACATCCGGTTGTTGTTTGCCATCAATTACAACTTGCACAGTTTGACCACTCAAATGAGGAATGTTAATACTATCAATTGCATTACTCGACTTAAATTCGACATAGCAATCGAGGAATACATTCACATCATCAGAATACAGTGGCACCATACGCTCGATACATTTTACTTTTTTACCTTGTAATGTACGCTCGACAAGTGTATATAAACTATCCTGTTCACCCTCAGACACGGATTCGCAATACAGATACTTACCATTAGTCACAAAATGTGACCAACCATATACCTTTTGCTCTGGTATATACGTTAAGCAATTAATTTCCCCATCATTTCTGATGTAGTAAATAATACTGTCTGGATCTTGCGCATACGCACTGGTGATAGTTAAATACCCTCTAACACGTGTCTTAACAAATAATGTAAGGTCTTGCCCTGTATAGTTATCAGACTCGTAACTATAACCCATATCACGAACAGTGCCGCCACGTTCTTGAACAAACACACAACGGTTACCTATGAACTGTGGTTCACATGATAAGGCTCCTCGTTGCGTCTGTGTTTTTAAATTACAGTTGGTAGGAGTAATCGTTTTATCGCCGCTAACAATCCATTCATTACCGCTTGTAAGAATGATTAGATCGTTCGCAGGTACAAGATGTCGAATCTCGTACATTTTGCGATTAATCACAGGTAAGGTAATTGAACTATCATCTGTGATAGTCCCCTCTACCTTTTCAACGCCAAAGTTTGGATAATCACCAGTCCGGCTCATCCAAATATAATTAGGGTTCTTATTGGTAGCGGCCACCACAAAGCGGTCTTGATAAAACGTACACAATTTAGGATAACCGTTGCTACGGCCCCAACTCCCCATCTTCCATTTAGAGGTGGCTTCGTTTTCAACGATACCATTCAAGATATTAATCTTCATGGTCTTAGCATCTACAAATTCTTTAAATTCGACAATGCCCCATGTGGTATATGGAAGAATTGAAATGTCAACATTACATTCACCACTTTTTATGTCTGATTGAATGCGTAGTTTTGCATTTGATTCAATTTTGCCGGCATCGGTTACGTTGTAGTCGTTATTAGATGAATACGTGCGATAGTCTTTCCAAGTCGTTCCATTATTTGTGGTAATTTGTAGTTTTACGGTACCAGTCCATGTTCCATGTGTGGTAAACTTCCAAGATAAATCTTGGTCTGTTGAATAGGATTCCACATTGTAATTAATGTTGTTGTACTCATTCCATTTATTAAAGCCGCCCATAAATGACCGTTTTTCTTTTTTCTCTACTACTACGCCAGTATTCTTTGTATGAACAGCTGCAACGAAATAGCCTAGTTGCATGACCATTCCAACCATATCAGCATTGAATAGATCCTTACTAGAACGTATCATATCACCCGTTACTGTTACGTTAGAATTAACATCTGTATTGATTGTGTCATACGGTTGTTCAGTTAACTTGTAGGCTTCAAGTCGCCAATCAGTATCACTATACCGAGATAGTGTCTGTATCGGATATTTCCCACTACAGATGAACATAACGTCACCAGATTGACTACAGTTCAAATCAAACAATATATCGCTAGTAAAAGGAGTTGTAACTTCAATGCCTGTATAAACTCCGTAGTTCCACACACGAATATATTTGTCGCCAATCTCGAGCATGAAAGAATTGTTAGTATTTGTAGTAAATTCAAATAATCGTGTTGGTTTATCGCTATATTTAACTTGCCCTACATATTGGCTGCCTTGTCTTTTGGCAACGGCTCCATATGGACGAATAACTACATTCTCCGCCTCTAATAAAGCACTTTTATATTGCTCTAAATCAAAACGGCTCGATACATCCGGTGATACTTCACCAGTTGTAAAAGCTAATTGTGATATATAGATAGGATTACCCATTACCAATCCCTCGCTTTCACATAACTGGATATATATACTGTATCTTGCTTACGTTCTTTAGCATTCATACCTTTTGCCTCTTGAACTGCAGCTTGATACAACTTGTACGCTTGGTCAAACAATCCTCTATCGCCAGTTAATGGCATTGCTAGAGCGCTAGCCAATTTACATTGCAGCATATACAAAGATATGGAATCCCAAACGTCTAAATCTGTAACATCATATATATAATCAATGAATGCTAGTGGCACATCGCTCACTATGCATTTTTTGTTATTTCCAATATTAAATATGTTATATTCCGGTTGCGATTCCGCATGGAAGCGATCGCCTTGTGGAATAACTCCTAATATCCGAATGCATCGTTCCGGATACGCATATACATAATTCCACCCATTAATTTTATGAGCGGATAATACCAATCTTTCATTTTTTCGAGCAAAATTCCATTCGAACTGCCGCAATATTAACTGTCTAGTTGGGTCATATTGCATACGACATTGGCGGCCTTGCTCGGTTTCTTCTTCAAATGAATAAAGCAGTCCTGCATTAATTAATGCGAGTGCTTGATTGCAAATATCAGTAGGTGTCATAGTTCCCCCTATATGGTAATAGAGGGATGCATAAGCACCCCTCATATTGTCACTTATTCTTCCGTAGTATCGGTTTTCTTTTTGTTTGTTTTCTTAGGCTTTTCGTTGCCAGTATTTTTATCTGGTGGGTTTTCATTGCCTGTATTGTCACCTTCAGTATTTTCATCTGGTGGGTTTTTGTCACCCGGTTCTGTTTCAGTAGGCTTTACGTTTCCTACAAATTCAAAACAATCTTTCCCGAAATCATTGATCACATCTTCTGGAATATCGATTGTTTCACCTTTTTCAACAAGGCCATGCATAGTTAGATACATTTTTTGTTTAGTTGTTACTAACATAATTACACCACCTTATCGAGCAATATTCGTATCAAATGTAAGGAATGCGGTAATAGTACCCGCAGTCATATTGTTCGCATTGATGCGAATGAACTTTTTCGCACCAGCTGGAATACGCATTACACGTTCTTCGCCAGCTTTTGCATTAGCAGGTAATGTAACGCCGGTCAACAATTTAGCATCAGCCATATTTTCCTTATCGGAAGTATAGACATTGAATAAACCTGTACCGGTTACATCTGCATCAATACGAATGACGAGCCAAGGAGCGACAACAGCGTCGCCCCCTTCACCATTCATTACTACTTCAGAGTTTGTGTTAGCTGTAATAGCCTTCTTCCAGAAAAATACATTTTCTTTATCGATCATCATAACTTGGTTACCCCCTATTATTTAACTTGTTGTTCGCCAATAATTAATGCATCAGTACGACGTACTGGAACGTCATTGAAATCAACAACGATTTTTCCCGGTTCTTTACCTGCTGCAGTTTGATATTGGTGACCTTTGTTAAGTTGTTTACGTAAGAAACCACGAACAGTCTTGTTCATATACCAAACTGGACGACCCATACCAAGGTTAGGAATTTTTTCTTCTGCATCAATCATCAAATTGATAAGGTCAGCGCCTGCAGATGCGTCTTTTGTAAGTTTAGATACATCAATGTTCGCAATACGAACAGCATAACGCCAGTCACGGACTGTTAAACCCAAATCCCAAGAATAATGAGTTTGATATGCTTTATACTTTTTGCCTTCACCATCAAGTGCATCAACTACACCATCATTTTCCATTGTGAAGCCAGCTTTACCACCTTTAGGATAGAACCCATACATAGTATTAGGGCCCCATACGCAAAGCCAAATAGAAGTCAATTGATTACCGGTACCTCCTGCATCAATAAGATTTTCTGCGGAGCGAGCCGTTTTATCATTGTATCGTGGTGCTAATCCGATAAATTTTTCAGGTTCAGATTTAGAACCATAGAATAAAGTAGACGCCATTTCTTGGTTCATAGATTCCAAGAATGCACGATCTTCTTGTAAACGGAATTCAGCAGCATTATTAGAAATATCTACCAATTTACGGTCAACAACTGCATATGCCTCGAGCATACCGCAGGCGTCTGTAATTTGTGCTGTTTTAGATTTATCTTGATTTACACCGCTGTTAAATAAACGCCAAGTTGCCTTTGGCAAACCAGTACGAATGGTAGTCATATTACCAGTTGCAAGGTTACCTTCAAGCATTGTCATGTCGGTTAAAACTTCATTAGTTTGGTTCATCATCTCAACAATTTTATCAAGATGACCATCACCTTTTACACGTTGTGCTACATCGAGCAAAGTAGGGTTTAATGTTCCAATTGCCATTTAAATTCTCCTTTATTTTTTCATATTTCCGTAAATAGATTCTGCCAACTGTTGTTCAGTCGTAATGTCATGGTTGCCTTTAGAATTACCCACACCCGGGTCTTCCTGAACCATTTCACCAACTGCCGCAAATACCTTAATCATGTTGATGTTGTTGTCGATATGACTATCAACAAGTAATTGACGTAATTCCGGTACCGCTTTAGTAAGTGCTTCAATACCTTTACCTGCGAGGGCTACAGTTTCATCGAATTTACCGCCCAATTCCTTCTTGGCGTTTTCATAATCCGCTTGGTGTTTTTCAACAAGTGCTTGTTCTTGCTGCTCTTGATAAGCAGTCAAGATATTCTGTGCGTATTGACTGCCAAACTTGGCTAGTTCAACTGCCTGTTCCTGTGTCGCACCGACTTGATTAAGTAACTTACTAAAGTCAGCGGATACAGTTTCATCAAGTTCAGTACCTTCAGGGAATACCTCCTTGAAGTCATAAACCGTTGGTTCAGTAGGTGGCGTATTATCACCGCCTAGTACAGATGGATTACTACCTTCACCATTTGGATTAGCAGGTGGTTCAGTAGGTGGCGTAGGATTGTTTAGGTCCGGATTCGTGCCCGGTTCATTGCCAGTCATGTTATTGTTAGCACCCATAGTTTCTTCAGCCATTTTGTTTCTCCTTATCGACTAAATTATTAAAATATTCTTGTTGCCCGATATATTCGAGCTGCGCTTGGTGATACTGCTTAACTCCATTGGTGCCCAACTTAACTAGATCACCATGGAATAACAGTCCTACCTTGCGCTTTCCTTCGTTGAAATATGTTTCACTGTTGCCAGTGAACGATTGCTTTAATATGCCCGAGCGGTCCATAAGCCTACAAAAAAACCACCTACCTAGCTCTGTGCTAAGTACGTGGTTAAGCGCCTGCATATCTCGCTCTTGCATATAATCTTTAATTGTTTTCATCTAAACACCGTCCATTCCTAGCCAACTCTGTAATGCAGGGTTGCCATCATTGGCGGCGTCTGTTGCTTGCTTAGCTGCTTGCGCCATTCCCGGTGCCAATTGAGCCGCTTGCATAAGTTGTTGTTGCTGTTGCTGTTCAGCCTGTGCCTGTGCTTGCTGTGCCAAGATTTCTTGATACTCATCATCCGAGCGAATAATCTTAGCAGGTACGCCCAAGTTAACGCCGTATGTATTGGCTGCTTCCTCAAAGTTAAACTTGTTAACGATGTTAGGATTAGCCTGTGCCAAAGACATGATGAACGCAAAATACTGTTCGATGTTTACCAACGAACTCATCTTTTGAGCTTGAGCCAATGGTGAGATATATTCTATCTTCACCTCTTGACCGTTTAATTGGTCTAGAAGTTCCTCATCCTCAACAGGTGGAAACACACCGGCACGATCTAAAACCGCATACACACGTTCAATAATTGGATTCAAGAATTCAGATAACAACCGTTCAACTACAGGGCCTAATTGTTGTAATTTCTCTTGCGTGCGCTCCATGACCTCACGAGCCGTCATCTGCCCTTTATCAATTTGATCTAGCATCAAGAACAGATCCGCACTATAGGCTCTCTTGATTGAATCCTCTGTTACTGCAATCTTGTTTTGAATATCCTGTAAATTAGACTGCACAGCAAACATCGGTTCAACTTTATGTTGCCCCTCAATCTCTGTAATGCCACCCGGATATAAGTTAACCGTACTAATGACATCAGATGGTGCTTGCATAGGAGGTTTAACCCCTAACTCAACGGCTGTTAGATAATCAAATTCCAATTTCTGTAACATTTGTGAATCTGGTTGAGCGAACCATGCAGCGCCTTTGCCGTAACCATTCAAGTCCATGGATGTATGTCGAGCAATTGGAATTGGCCACTCCTCAAAGCCACCATGATATAAGACTTCATCGCTATTGCTGCCTTCCACCCAGTAGATTGACGAATATGGCATATTGCGACGCCCTAACTTATCCTTACGGTCATTATTAGGCTCAACCAACCAATTGACTGTGAATGATTGTTGCAAGCTGTTGCCATTGTCGTAAATATTCTTAACGTTATCTGGGCAATTATCATACCCAAACTGTTCGACAATCTGATCTACTGTCATTTTGTATTTACGACCAAAGATATTTACGGTTTCCTTGCTGTTGGTACTGATAGCATAGGTGCCTATCGGGTACGATGTGAAACGAACACCAGATTCACTATCAGCGAATATTCCCATAGGAGCTTGTCCCATGGTTAACTCCATATAGACTTGATGGACTACGCTGTAGAAATTGGATTTAGCGAGGACTGCATACAAGATTTCCTCTCGTTCATCCAATAATTCCGCAACTTGGCTATTCGCTGCTACGTCGATGTTTTCCATCGTTAGCTTAAACCACTTACGGCTCGGAGGCGTTAAGCCGCTCATGACGCCACTGGCGAATATCTGGCATGACTCCCAAGCTACAGGGTTTAGGATTTTACCGTTATAAGGTTCAGACTGGTCTTCCTCACCGTCGAACTGACCAATAAACGGCAACTGATAGTCACGCAACTGCTTCCACTTATTAATGTATCGTTGCTGCGCATTAAATAGTTGCGAAAACTTCTTTCTCAACTTCGTATAATCACGTCTAACAGGCTTAACACCTTCAGTAGGTTGTCTAGCCAGTAAAGATTCCATTTCCGCCATGCTATCCCCCTAAAATTGATTTCTGACCGCCCGCAGTCGGACCTAAGATAGTAGATTCAAAGCCACGTTTGAATTTGCGTTTAGTTTCTGCCATTTCCTCACCAGTCTGATTACTCATATTCGTTTGAACAGTCGGAGCCGGAGCAGGTGGTGTATAGTTAGCAGATGCACCTTTCATACACATCTTTATCCCTCACTTTCTACAATTAAAAAGGATTATAACTTGTATTAGCTACAATCCTATTGCCTGTTTCGCTTTTTTTAACGACCCGCGCAGCAAAGGTCAAGGCTAATGCATCGCCTTTATTTGGTGATGGCAAGCCTCGTTCTTTCATATCTTTTTTACTTTCGAGCTGAATATGGCCATTCTTATCGATGATAGCCTCAGGCCCTACAATGTCATCATAAAGTGCTTGGTCATTCGGTGGAATCGAGCCACCTTCACGGAGCCATTCTTTCATTTGTCCCCACATATAGGCCCTCATATTAAGATATACAGGGTCATTACTTTTACCACCAAACTCAATTAACCGCCATTTGCGGCCTAATTGCTTACCAATGCTATAGATGCCTGTTCCATATCCCATATCAATGAATACGGCATCTGCTTTATATTCGTCCTCAAACTGGGCGATGAGTTGAGCCATGCGCCAGTCATCGTCATTCTTAGGAATCGATGCTAGCGACTTCATATAGTAGCCTTGCCGCATTACTATTTCTAAAGAGTCTGAGCCGGTCCACGCAGGATCCACACCAATGATTACCGGTAAATGGTCAAATGCACCCGGCTTATACGATTGCTTTTGTGCCTTATCCGCAATTTCAGTAGAGATAAACTGCAAATCTGATGCGGAAGGGAATACACCACGAACACGAACTTTGAAGAAGTCAGAATCTTCACCGTAAGCCTCTAACCATTCTTCTATCTTAGCTTTGTTAGATATTTTAACGGTACGACTATCAATCTGATACGTATTCCAGAACTTCCTATACTTTCTAAAACATTCACGGAACCGACCACTATTACGAGTAGGGTTTCCAAATGCACACCAAATAATTTCAGTGTTAGCATCTGTAAGAGCCCCTTCAGTAACTTCCCAAATAACATCATCAATAGCAGAGGCTTCATCAAATAGAACTAATATCCGATTGCCTTGGTTGTGAAGACCGGCGAATGATTCAGGGGAATTCTTACTCCAAGGAATGGCATCGATGCGCCATGTCTTTTCATAGTCTTTATCGCTACAAAAAATAGCTGTGGCCGTATAGGTAAACAAATCTTTAGCAATGAACATATTGTGCCATTTGCTAAGTTCTGGCCATGTTTTAGTTCGGAGCTGACCTTCCGTATTGGCAGTAACTACGCCACGAGTATTTTCATGAGTAGATATTGCAAAATGAATAAGCCATGATATCAGCGCTGATTTACCGATACCATGGCCAGATGCTACCGCCTCTTGAATAGCGGTTTGTAGGTCTTTGCCCTTCTTTAATTGTTCACCGATGTCTTTTAAGATTTGAATTTGCCATTCATCGGGACCTTCCATATCCTCCAATGGCGTCCCCGGCTCTCCCCAAGGATAGGCAAAGTATACAAATGCTAACGGATCATGTGTAAGAGCGCCTAATGCCTCTATTAACTCGTCATGTTTTTCCATTAGCCTTCTCCCGTGCAGCTTTCAATTTATCCATAGCAGACACCGTAAGCTCACCTTTAACATCGATATTTTTAGTATCTCTCCATTTTTCAGGATTGCGGTTCTTTAGCCAGAATATCTGAGCTGTAACATCTGGGGGCTGTTGTTTCTTTACAACTTTAACGAGCTTCCCATTCTCGTATGTTTTCTCCTCATATTCGTAACCGATAGCACGTTTATGCAATGCATTTTCAACTTCAAGGTCAATAACTTCCTTCCCTCTTTTAAGGGACTGTAAAAAAGGTAAGGAATCCTTTTTCCAGTTATACAAGGTTTTAACCGAAATACCTATATTTTTTGCTATCTGCTCATCAGTAAGGCCATCACGAGCCCAACCTTCTGCACGCAATAAATTATCTGGGTCAGTTAGCCAGTTCTTTTTATTTACTCGCAATGGATCATCACCTCACTTTAATGTATTACCGCCCTTGCGAATCATCTTCCCATTTTTTCTTACACATAATCCACATGAATTTTTACTAGCACTTGAATGCGTAATATAGGATTGACATAAGCCATCATAAAATATTTCATTGGCCGTACATATTCCATTTTTATTATTCAAGCATTTGTGCTTGATGCAGTGTATTTGTGTCATAATTATTTTTGGTAGCAAAAAAGGCACATCAATTACGATGCGCCTTTTTGCGTTTGGTACTCTAAATGCTTAGGAGATGAACTCATGTTCTTCCACATACAATATATCATAGATATAGGGGGCTTAAAAGGTCGGAATTAGCCGATTTAAGCCGATTTAAGGCGGAGTTTATAACCTAATTCAATAAGAGCCAAATTCTTATATTCTTTTCCTTGTGATTCACCATATCCCACAAAAGCGTAAGCCCCTTTAGCCGACATACCATTAATATATTGTTGCATGAGAATAATAGATCCAACTGTATTGGTTAACGAATCTATCATACGACAAGCATCATCACGTTTAGTAAGTAGTTCATGGATTTGGCGTTTGTACCTCATTTCCATATCAAGTAACCGGTTAATATCATCCTCAATACCAGATGGTTCGCCGCCGTCTACTCGTTCTTTACCATAATTTACAGCACGTAATGACGTAATATCGTTTTTAATGCGTTGGATATTACGCTTTAACGATTTAATCCGTAGTGCTGCTTTACTTGCCTCATGCAGATACTTATATGCCAGCTCACGATATTCCTTTTTGCTAAGTTCTACCATAGGACCACCACACAAACAATATTTAATACAAACAGAATACTACATATCACCATATCCCGTATTTGCGATCTAACAATTTTCTGCAGTTGCATTCTATATGTATCAGAAACCATAAAGTGCTTTAATGCATCTGCTTCACGATAGGAGTAGTAAGACATTTTAAAAATAACCACAAGGTAAATCGCTAGTAGAATGTTTATAATGATCATTTCATTCATCACTATCACCTACTAATTTTGCATATTTCCAGATACAAGTATCATTGGCACTATCGATGCTCCATGATGTACATCCACACAACCAAGTTTCTACAATTCCATTTGTATATCGTGCAAAATATCTAGGTTTCCAATCCACCTTATTTTGACTAACCAATATAGGTGTATCAACCTTTACTTTAGACCAATCAATAAAGCCTAATTCTTTTGCAATATTTAAAACTTCGTTCCCCTTTATTTTAGGAAATACACTTTTCAAACAATTAGCATATTCAAATTTATTACAACTGTAAATATTTATATAGCCTGATTCCATATCCACCATAGGCATTGTATTGGTTAAATATAACTCTCCATTATACCGACATGCACAATATCTCCAGCCATCATCATATAGCTTTTGTAACAGCCATTTCTTCCCTAGTTCATCGCTAGTCATAATCTTCTACCTCTCTATAAGTCGTTTCGAATTCATTTACCTCATGAACTTTAATTTTACCTTTATGATCTTTAACAATATAATTACCTTTAAAACATTCGATTCTTCCATCATCTGTTATGATTTCTAATGATGCGTTTTCATACCAATCAATACCAATTACATCACCAATAAAATCGACTATTTCCATAACGTTAGTGCCGTTATATTGCACAGCTTGAATTTCATTAACCCTTTTC